GCTTACCGGGCGTCGCAGAGATCGTCGTGGTCGCGTCTGACGGTTCGCTACATCGCGTCGCCAAGACATCAGGCGCGAGGCTGGCGGATGCGGGGTGGCCCAATATGGTGGAAGCGCGCCGGGTATGGGCGCAACGTTCCGTGTTTCCGTTTACCAGGCGCGCACGAAACGCGCTTCCCCTCGACCTCGCCGATACGCTCGCATTGATGCTTTTGACGGAAAGTTTGGCGCGCACGGGTCTGATAGACTATATGTACTCCATGCGGGCGCGCTCGGCTGACCTGACAGGCCGCTACGCAGACGTCCTGGAAGCGGCGCGAGCTGCGATGATCGAAAGAGAAAGGCGAGAAAGATGATGACGATTGATGCTTCCGCCTTCACGCCTCGCCCTGAGCTGGTCCAGCTGATTGGTATGTTGGATGCGAAGCCGGACGATACGCCTGGCATTGGCGCCGCCCGTCGACACCTCAGAAAATACCTGGCCGAGCATGACGAGCTGTTCGGCTCCGATGCGTCTGTTTCAGACTGATCCAAGGCTGGAAGCCGTGATTTGTGCAATGCGCGTCGAGCCCTCGGCGCGCATTTCGTCTATTAAACGGTTTTCCGGGGTCATTAAACGCCTTGCCGCTTTGATCCGAGTGAGGATAGCGTATCGGGGTACAGGCGCTTTGACGGGCCTCTGAGAGACCTTTTCCAAAAACCGCAAAACCGGCCGCCGCCCCAGTGAAATTTTGCACGGGCGATTGGGTCGCGCGGGCGGGGCATTGTCGCCCCCATGAGCACACTTCACATCTTCAAGGCGGGCGAGCGCACCGCCATGTCAGGCGCAGCGATTGTCTTTTCCGAAACGGATATGACTGCTACGGCCGCTGCGTATGATCCGGCCGTACACGAAGCGCCGATCGTCGTTGGTCATCCGAAAGCCGACGGCCCGGCCTATGGCTGGATCAAAAGTCTGTCCGCCTCCGGCGCCGACCTTTTCGCCGAGGCCGATCAGGTCGAGCCTGCATTCGCCGAAATGGTCAAAGCCGGTCGCTTCCGTAAAGTTTCAGCCGCATTCTATCCGCCGAACGCCAAAGGTAACCCGACGCCCGGCGTGTACGCGCTTCGGCATGTTGGTTTCCTTGGCGCCCAGCCGCCATCGGTGAAGGGCCTGAAGCAGGTCGAATTTGCCGAAGAGGATGAGGCGGTCGAGATCGAGATCGAGTTCTCTGAATTTGAGAACCTGTCGGTCGCCAACATGGGCGCGCTCGGCCGCTTGGCCAGGCGTCTTCGCGAATATGTCCTTACGAGAGACGGACGCGACCGCGCCGACGAGGTGATGCCAGAACATGAGATCGAAAATATCGGTCGCATCAAGGGCGCCGCCAAGGCGGCGAGCGCGCCAAGCCCCCAATTTTCTGAACCAGAGCAGGAGGAGCCGGCTATGACCGGATCGCCCAAAAAGACGCCCGAAGAGCGGGAGGCGGAGATCGCAGCCGCAGAACAGAAACTGGCTGATGAGCGCGCCGCGTTCGCTGAGACGATCGCCGCTTCGCGCCGTGGTGACGACGAGGCGCTTGTCGCAGAATTGGTCAAGGATGGCCGCGTGGCGCCCGCGCTGAAAGCCGACCTTGTCGCGTTTATGGAGAAGCTGGATGGCGACGAGGTGGTCGCCTTCTCGGAAGCCGGAGAGAAAACGCCTCGCGCGTTTTTCCGCGGCTTGCTTGCGAAAAGCGCCCAGCCGCTGATTGAGTTCGGCGAGCGTGCGCCCGGCAACGACACGCCTGCGAAGCTGGAAACCCCGGCCCAGATCGAGGCCGAGGCGAAACGGCGCGTCAAGGCCGCAGAGGCGGACGGGCGCACGCTCTCATTCTCTGAAGCCGTCACCCAGCTCGAAGACGAGAAAGGAGCCTGACATGGCCAATCCCGGTTTGCTGATCCTCAGCCTCACCGCCGCCGCCGCGATCTCCGCGCGCCACATCGTCAAGTATTCCGGCACTGACGGGGCGGTCGCGACCGCCGACGATCCGACCGATCTGCTGATCGGCGTTTCCGAAAAGCTGGATGCTGATCTTGGCGACAAGGCCGACGTCATCATGGACGGCTCCGCCGAATGCGTTGCCGGCGCCGCCATCGTTCATGGCGCGCCTGTCACCGCCGACGCGCAGGGCCGCGCGGTTACGGCCGGCGAAGGCGAAAACGCGATTGGGTTTGCGCTTTCCGCCGCCGCCGCCGCCGGAGACTTCATCGACGTCAAGGTGACCCGCTTCACGGTCCCTAACGCCGCCGCCTGATCCTGAAAGGACACTGACATGGCCACCCCCGCCCCCTTCGTACGCAGCGCATCGCTCACCGCAATTGCTGTCAATTTTGTTTCCCCCGATGATCATTTCATCGCCGACGAGGTGCTTCCGCGCGTTGACGTGATGGGGCGGGACTTCAAGTGGAACGTCTACAAGGAAGAGGAAATCTTCGGCCTCAAAGACACCGAGGTTGGCCGCAAGGGCCGCGTTCAGGAAGTCGAGTTCGGCGCAACTGAACTGACGGACTCTATCGTCGATCACGGCCTCGAAGATGCAATCCCGCAAACCGACATCGATCAGGCGGCGGACGCGCGCCGCGACGGCCAGTCGTCTTACGACCCCAAAGCGCGCGCAACGGAAGGCACCACGCACCTCCTCCAGATCGCGCGCGAAAAGCGGGTTGCCGACAAGGTCTTCTCGGCGGCTTCCTATCCCGCCGGCAACAAGATCGCTCTCGCGGGCGGCGATCGGTTCACCGATCCGACGTCGGACCCGATCGGCGTCATCAGCGACGCGCTGGACAGCACCCATATCGTGCGGCCGAATATCGGCGTGATCGGCCAGGCGGGCTGGACGACGCTCCGCCAGCATCCGCAAATCGTGAAGGCGACAAATCGGAATGACGGCGACGCGGGCATGGCTGCGCGCCGCGCCGTCGCGGAGTTGTTCGAACTCGACGACATCATTGTCGGCCGCGGCTTCGTCAACACGGCGAAGGCCGGGCAGCCTGGCGCGTTCTCGCGGATGTGGGGCAACCATCTCGCGTTGATCTACCGCAACCGCAACGCCGACACGCAGCGCGGCGTGACCTTTGGCTACACCGCCCAATACGGCAGCAAGCTGGCCTGGGAGAAGTTCGATGAAAACATCGGCCTCGATGGCGGTGTCCGCGTTCGCGTGGGCGAGCGGGTCAAAGAACTGCTTGTCGCCGCGCAGACCAGCTACTTCATCGAAAACCTGTGAGGAACGCCGTTATGGAAAAGACACTGATCTCCTATCGCGCGACCCGCACCGTGCTTCATGGCCGCGTCAAATACGGCCCCAACCAGCCGGACGGCGACACCGTCAAGATGACGGCTAAGGAAGCAGCCCCATTGATCGCGCTTGGCGCCTTGGCGTCCCCCGAGGGCGATGAAGAGACGCCCCCGCCGACAAACCTCAAGACCGACAAGACGAAAGTCGAGGGCGGTGCTGGCGGCGGCGAGGGGAGCGGTGGCGCGGATGGCGCGGCGCCTGCCGAATTGGCGGGTTTCGTCGCGGCGATCAAAGGCCTCGACGCCAGCGGCTTCGGCTCGAACGGTAAGCCCAAGGTCGATGCGATCAACGCCGCGCTTGGCGCCGACGCTGCGCCGATCTCGGGCGCCGTCCGAGACGCGGTCTGGGCTGACCTCGAAAAAGCGGGCTTTAAAGCCCCTGAAAACGAGGCGTGAACAGTCGGGGCGGTTCGCCGCCCCGCGAAGGTGCTGGGCGGAAAAAGTGGATGACTGCAGCGGCATGATCTCGCGGAGCAAGTCCACAGTTCAGGTCTGAAGACGTGAGACCCGGAGCGGGTGAGAGGCCCGCAAGCAGAATACAGAGCGGTGGGTGCGTCGGCGGAAGTCCCCGGCCGGGCGCTCCTGACCTTCGGGTCGAGGCCGAGCGGCCGGGGCAGTAATAGGAGCGCCTTGTGGCCTACGCGACCAAACAAGACATGATCGACAGATATGGCGAGGCCGAATTGATCGACCTCTCCGATCGCGCCGGCGCGCTTGATGCTATCGACGACGGCGTTCTCGCAACGGCGATCGACGACGCCGAGGCTGAGATCAACGGTTATCTGTCTGGCCGATACACGCTGCCGTTTCCCAGCATTCCGCGCATCCTGACGCGCCACGCCTGTACGATCGCTCGGTATAATCTGCTCGGCGACCGCGCGGCGGACGTCGACCAGGCGACCACCACATACAAGGCGGCGATCGCGTTTCTGAAACTGGCGGCATCGGGCGATGTTTCGCTTGGCGATGAGACGGCGGCCGACAGCGCCGCAAGTTCTTCATCCGGGCCGCGCGCCCAGGCGAAGCCTGCCGTCTTCGATGATAAATCGCTTGAGGGCTACTGATGTCCGGCGTTCGGCTTCACCTGGATGATCGCGAGCTGCTCGCCGGCACGGCGCGGCTTGATCAGGCGCTGGAAGATATGACGCCGCTGATGGACGCGATCGGCGCGCAGCTCGTCGCCAATATCGAAGATCGCTTTGATGCGGAGGCGGGGCCAGAGGGCAAGGCTTGGAAGCCTTCCCTGCGCGCCCTGGTGGAGGGCGGTCGGACGATGACCAAGAGCGCCCGGCTGCGCGACAGCATGTCTTACGAGCCGTCGGCCAAGTCCGTCGCAGCCGGGACCAACGTGATTTATGCGGGCATCCACCAGGGCGGAGGCGTAATTACGCCGAAATCTGGAAAGGCCCTGCAGTTCCGGTTGCCGGGGGGCCAATACGTCACTGTCGCGGCGGTCACGATCCCGGAGCGGCCGTTTCTGGGCTTCGACGCTGAAGATCGCGCCGACATCGCCGCGCTGAGCGAACGGTACGTCGCTGGGGAGTGGCGACCATGAGCGTGCAAGTGATGACGCTGACCGAGATTATCTCGGCGCTCAAGGAGATCCCGGATCTGCGCGAGGTCGGCGATGCAGCAAGCCTTGAGCGCGCGGCGAAGAACGTTCGCGTCACGCCTTCCGCGTTCGTCTTTCCATTGCGCGAGTCGTCGGGCGAACCGCAGGGCGCGACAGGCGCGCGGCGACAGCGCGTCATGGGCGGATTTGCGGTCTTTCTTTTGGCGAAGGACGTCCGGAGCGACGCAGGCGTCGGCGCCAAGACCGAAATTGAGACGCTGCGCGGCGCGGTCATCGGAACGCTGCTGGCGCTAAAGCCGACATGGGCCGACGCGCCGATCGAGCATGTGAGCGGGCGCCTGACGTCCGGCATTCTCAAGGGCGGCGTTCTCGCCTGGCAAGACGAATTCAGGGCGCCGTTCCGGCGCTCCGTTGGGTAAACGACAGGAGGGCCGACCATGGCCATGAATTACGACACGATGTTTCTGCTCGCCAAGCTGCAGGCGTCCGCCGGCGTCGCGGCCGATTATGACGGGACTGACCTCGTCCCGGCGTTGAAGCTTGAGCCAAAGCACCTCGACGGTCAGCGCAAGAACCGTGAGACGGTTGATGGTCGGCAGGGCGCAAAGGCGTCCTATATTACGGGCAAGCACTCCACCGTGGAGATCGGAGTGGAGGCGGCGGCGGGCGGCGCCGCCGGAACGGCTCCGTTCTACGGTTCTTTGATTGAGGCCTGCGGATGGGCCGCGACCGTCACCGCCGACACGTCGGTCGCCTACAAGCCGCGGGCATCTTCGGTCGCGCAGAAGATCGCAACACTCGTTGGTGGCTTCGGCGGCATCAGCCCGAGCGACGACGACGTCATTCAGGAAATTCTCGACGCGCAGGGGACGCTCGGATTTGAGCTGAAGCAGAATGAGCTGCCCATGTTCACCATGTCGATGATGGGCGACTATGCGCGGCCGGTCCAACGCACAGCGGTTGTCGCCGACGCGCCGCTGGATATTTCCGAGCTGTCGAGCGCGGCCTATCTCGAAACCGACGAGGCGTCGTTCGCAAGCACCGCCATCACGCTCGGCGGTCATACGTTCAAGACGAGCGAGTTTTCGTTCAAGGACGACACGTCGCTGACTTTCAACGATCGCGTCAACTGTCGCGAGGTGCGCCGCGGCAAACGGGCGTTTACGGGCCGCCTTGTGGCGACCGCGCCCGCGCTGGACGACTTCGACTATTTCGCGAGTGCGGAGACGAGCGCCGTGGTCGCGCTGACACTGACCCATGGCGTCGGCGCTGGCTCAATTGTCGAGATCACCGCCCCGAAGGTCGAAGTTCTGTTCTCTGGCTTTCAGAACGAAGAAAACGAGGTAGCCGCGCAATTTGACCTTCGGTTCCTTCCCAACGCTGGCGACGACGACCTCGTCATCACCGTCAAATAGGGGAGCGATACGATGGCCAAATTCGCATTCAATCCGCGCCCGGTCGTAAGCTGGCCTGTCCACGTCAACGTTCCTCAGGAGGAGGGCGGCGTCGTCGAGCAGATTTTTACCGCCAAGTTTATGATCCTGCCCCGCTCCGAACGTGAGGCCAACGCGCTCGAGGTCGAACACAACGACGCCGCGCCTGCCGTCGCGAAGTTCTGGATCGGCTGGGGCGAAGATCTGATCGACCTGGATGGCAAGCCGATCCCCTTCTCGGAAGAGATCCGCGATGAACTGCTTCAGGCCGACTATCTGCTGTTCGCGGTCAATCAAGCCTACGTGCGCTGCTGTGCGGGGATAGAGCGAAAAAACTGACCACGGTCGCGCGCGCCTGGGCCAAACCCCGCGGCGCGGCCGACGGAACGAGAGAGGGTTTTGTGCGTCGCCTCGTCGCTCTGGGGGCGCCTGCAGCACAGGCGGAAGAAATGGCCAGCCGCGCCAATGCAAAAGGAGGCGAGATCGAAGTGTTTGATTGGCTTCGCCCCGCAGTGGTGTGGTTCCTGACTTGCCGAACCCAATGGCGCCGCGCTGGCTATTCTGGCGTTCGTACCGGGATTGATTATGCCGGAGCGGAAGCGGCCGCGCGGCTCGGCGGTTTGACGCCGACGGCGGAGGATTTCGCCTATCTGCAAATACTTGAAGCGGAAACGCTGAAGGCGAGCGCCTGATGGCGCTGCGTCTCAATATGCGGTTCTCCGCAGACGGCGGGTCGGCGAAAGCTGAACTCGCCAAACTGCGCGAGGAAATGAACCGTCTCCATCTCGGCGCGGAAAAGGTTGATAAATCGGCATTGGGCGCCGGGCGATCGGTTGAAACAGCCGGACGACGGGCGCAACAGGCATCGCGCGGCTTCGATCGGGCGGAACGCTCGGCACGAGGCGCGGGGTCGGCGCTGCGCACGTTCGGCTCATTTCTCACCGGCGCCGCACTGGTCGAAGGCGGCCGGCGCATCCTCTCGATCGGCACGGACATGCGCGCGACCAATGCAATGTTCCGAGCCGCGGCTGGCGACGCGCGGTCGGGTGCTGAAGAACTGGCGTTCGCGACTGGTATTGCTGACAAATACGGCCTCGCACTGCGAAACACCCAGCGCGACTATGGCAAATTGCTTGCGGCGACGCGGGGCACCACCCTGCGCAATCAAAGTCAGGACATCTTCGAAAGTATTGCGGCGACGGCCGGTGCGTTGCAGCTCTCGACAGACGAGACGCAGGGTGCGCTGCGCGCCGTCGAGCAGATCATCTCAAAAGGTAAGGTGCAGGCGGAGGAGCTGCGCGGCCAGCTTGGCGAGCGCATTCCGGGCGCGTTCCAGATCGCAGCGCGCGCGATGGGAACGACGACGGCCGAGCTCAGCAAGATGCTCGAAAACGGCGAGGTCCTATCGGAAGATTTCATTCCGAAGTTCACGCGCCAGTTGCGCGAAGAGTTCGGAACGGCCGCGATTGATGCAGCGCAGGAGGTCGGGGCGGAGTTTCGCCGGATGACGTCCGCTGTGCGCGAGAGCGCAATCGAAATCGCTGAGGGTGGCATTCTCGACGTTGCGGCGGAGGGACTGCGCGAGTTTACGGCGTTCCTGAAGGAGCCAGAAACTCTTGAGGCGATGTCTGATCTTGGCGCTGCAGCAGGGTTTCTGGGCGCCAACCTTGGCGAAGCCGCGACTATCGCTCTGCTCGTTGCGGGCGGGCGCGGGCTCGGCGCGCTGACCGCCTCATTGGGCCGCGCCTCGCTTGCCCGGCGCGAACTTGCTGGTGCGGCGCAAGCAGAATTTGCGGCGACGCGTCAGACAGCCGCTGCTGCTGCGAGCGAAACCCGCCTAAGGCAAGTGGAACTGGCGGCTTTGGTGCGCCAACGCGCCTCAACAGATCAATTGACGGCGGCGAAACAGCGTCTCGCTCAGGCCAATATCGCCCAGGCGGCAGCGTCCAACGTTGCTCTTCAGGCGCAATCCCGGATGATCGTGAGTCAGAACGCGCTTACGGTTGCATCGCGGGCCAGCGCCGTCGCTATGGGGGGGCTGCGCGGGGCGATGGCGTTCCTCGGCGGGCCCGTTGGGGTTGCTATTACGGGCATTGGGCTGGCGTTCACGCTGCTTTCAACTCAGATGGAAGAGGCGGTAACCGCGAGCGAGCGGATCGACCAGGCGTTTCTGACTGCAGACAAACAGGTCAACGGATACCGCAAGAACCTAAGAGATCTTGAGCAAAATACCGATGATCTCACTGCGGCCAATGACAGGCTAACGAGCGCAATTGAGGCGCAAGACGAAGCGGCTGTTACGACTGCAACCGTCGAGGTCGCGCAGATCAAGAGACGCATCGCCGAAAACAATCGTTTGAAAGAGGTCTATCGCTCTACGTTGGCGGCGCAACTCGCGGTCTTGGACAGCGGCATTCCCGCAGCGGAGCGGCGTCTGAAGCTTGACGCGCTGGAAGCGACCGGGGTCGATACTGATCTGTCTCTTCGCGGTCGCGGACCTCGCTTTGATCCTATCAAACTGCGGAAAGACCGTGCTGCGCTTCAAAAAGAGCTACTGGCGACGCGCGACCCAGTCGGCGAGCTGTTGAAAAAGGATGCGCTGACTGAGGCTGACCTAGATATCCTGAACCGTTACGCGGACTTGCAGAACGAAATAATCCGCCGCGAGGGTTTGAGGAAGGCGCTCGATGAACTCGATAGGCCAATATCAGACACGGGACCAGAGACGGGTGAGATCAGCCGAGGCGGAGGCGGCGAGAGCAAAGACAAGACGGGCGCCGATAAGGTCCAAAAGCTGATCGATAGCCTGCGCGATCAGATCAATACCGAAGTGCAACTGCGAGATGCGCGCAAGCTGAGCGGCGACGAACTTCGTGAACACATGATCACGTTGGAGGCGCATCAGAACCTGACGCGCGTCGGCCTTACGCTCGCTGATGCCGAGGGCGGCGCCAATGAGATCAATGCGCGTCGAATAGTTTCACTGACTGCCTCTCTGGTCGATCTCAATGCGGCGAAAGACGCCGCCAACGAAGTCGATGCGGCGTTCAAAGACGAGTTTGGCGACAGCCTGGCGACGCAGACCGGTGAACTGGAAAGCTGGCGCGATGCGACGATAGCCGCGCTGCATAATGTCGGCGGGGCGTATGATGCTCTGAAGGGCAAAGTTGAAGACGTCTTCAGGGTCCGTCTCAAAGCGGCTTATGACCGAGACCTCGAAAATCGAACTGACTGGCGCGCCGGCGTCGAGCGTGGCCTTAACGACATCACGGACGAGCACGCCGATTACGCTGACGCGGCTGAGACACTGACCAAACGAGGCTTCGACAAGGTTGAGGACATCTTCGTCGAGTTCGCCTCGAAAGGTAAGATCAGCGTCTCCAGCTTCACCAGCTTTGTGGTCGCAGAATTCGCCCGCATGGCGTTTCGTTCCGCATTCAGCATGTCGCAGATTGGCGGAGCTCGCGT